ATGACCCTTAACAATCCAGTGTAGTCGGTTAGCTTCTTTACGTACATATTCTGTACACATGGTGGAACCTCCTAATAGTATAATATTATTTATTCCCCAAATATAAAAATGTTACCGAAAACAAAAATTGTTAACGGTAACACCAAGTAACTAATTGTTACATTTATAGTCCGGCCGGGACAATCACATAATGTATTAACAATACGATAGCAAGCGATGCTGATAAACCAATCATCATTTTCCCAAAGTCTCTACCTACAATTGGGAACACACTTTTTGTTTTCTTTTTGCCCATGAAACTTGCTATAGCAAATTCTCGCCCCGCGAGCATACCTACAAAAACCCATGTCGTACTCATTGGAATATCATTAAGTTCTTTGAAGAAGAACAAAATTGCCCAATAGACAAGATCAATAATTGTGGCGGAACGTATATATCTAGTATTGTGTTTTTCTAATACGATTTGCTGGATTTTACCGCCGCCTTCACGAAACATAAATCCTAGACCTATAACAAACACACTAGACACCATGATCATTAATGGAATATCAAGTGTACGTGGCAAGAATACAGCAATGTTAGCCATATCGTGAGATAACCAAGTAAACCACAGAAACCCCGTAGTTACCCATTGTGCTACGCGCCAATAGCCTTTATGTTCTTCCTTAACTGGCTTACTTTCATCTAGCAAACGGCTAACGACATACCAAATACCATATGCCGCAGTAGCCGCAACAACATAACCCATCATCGATTTCATTAACATTTGTTCTAATACAAACGTACTAGCAAATGCGCTTAATACCAAAAATGATGTTGAAACTGGAACACCATAGCGCGTTAACAGCAACAATACAGCTGGGGCCATTGCGTGATACCATTGCACTTCTTGAAATGGTATTTTATTAAGACGGCCGTAAGATATATCGCCGCCATTCATATACCACCCATACCAAATAGTATAAAGTAAAACAGCACTAGCTGCTGCCCACATAGTTTTCCAATTAAATCTCTCGTTATTTGATGCAATCCATGTACCGAGAGTTTGTACAGAATCGTTTGCTATAACAGCATAGGCCGCGAATAGAAATCCTATCGCCATCCATATTGTGAGTGCGTCCATTGTTTTCTCCTTTGCTTGACGGCTTTACCCCGTCGCTCACGTAAAAAAAAGACAGAGCGATTGCTCTGCCTAATTCTATTTATTCACTCATTTAATTTTTTTATAGTGCGACGTCGATATCACCATGATTGTCGAGATGGTCTGGAGCTGTCCATCCAGACGGTTTCACCAAATCTGGCACGCCGAACGGATTTGGTCGACCTTCTTTAATACCAACTTCTTTTGCCATGTTTGCAGTATAAACTCGATCCCATGCTTCATTAACATCAACACCAAAAATATCAAGTGTGCCAATAGCAAAAACGCACAGATCAATAAGACCATCTACAATTTCTTCTGGATCTTTTGCTTCCATTGCATCGAATGTTTCATCGAGTTCTTCTTTACACATCGCCAATCTAAAATTAAGATAATTTTCCATGAGTTCGCTGTTGTGCTTGTTTTCTTCAAACCATTCTCGTACACCAAACTTGTGGTGCATCATGTACATGTCGTTTGCCATATCAGCCATTATTATATTCTCCTTCATTATTCATTATATAAATTAATTTAACACAGTAAGCGTGTTTTGTCAACTGTTAGTTTTAAGTTTATCTAGGTAATTAATTTCATCTTTTAGTTTTAGTTTTTCAACCTTAGCCTTTTTAATATAAACCTCAGGAGCCTTTTCGGCTTCTAAAGAATTTACTGTATCGTGCAATTTTTTATGGCGTTCTTCTAATAGTTTAATTCTGTGAATTCTGTCTTCGTTTTTCATAATTGCTTTCCTTTATACAAAAAAGTTTTCAAGAGTATCCACTTTTACAGCATTCCAACCAACAGCTTCAAGAATACTTTCAATTGGACTTAAGAATACTTTATTGAATTGTGTTTCATAATCTACATATTGATCTAAACCTAATTGACTTGGTAAAATGCTTGGGAATGAAATGATATTTTCTCGAATTGGGTTTGGCAGTTTTAAATACACAAATTTAATTTTATCGCCACCTTTAACGGTTTCGTACGTTTTGTTTAGACCTTTTTCTTTAAGAAATTTGTTATATAAAATAGCCCCACGAACATGCATTGGGCAACCTTTTTTATATGTTCCACTTGACATATATTTTTCAATGTTATCAGTACCACTGTTACGCCCAATCGAAGTGGCCGGAAGGCTGTAGAATGTTTGGCGGAATTCCTCAACAAAGTCTTGAACATTTTGCTCAGTACCTTGCATAATAACCTCGAACGATTCTTTAAGTTTATCGCGGCATACTTCAGGAGTTGAAGACCGAACAGATTCCAAACCAGTTACTGAAACTTTTGGTTTTTCGTAATGAACACCTTCTGAATTAAGCGTATTCATAATATAGCGTTTCTTTGCAATGAAAATAGATTTATCAGTAATTTTTTCTCGTTTCATAACCATAGCCTGGCGATATGCGCCAACTTGCTTTGCTAATTTAATATATCCATCTTCAATTACTCTTTCTATTTTTAGTTTACATACTTTATCTAGATATTCTTCGCCTTCTTTACGACTAACATCAACAGTACCAAAACCTTTTTCAACAAGCGGAGCCATGTTAACATAAATTGAGTCAGTATCAATATAGAAAATATAATCAGCGTCAGTCTTAAGTATTTTGTTTAAATAATTGTTTACAGACTTCTGGGCATACCGAATAGATAACTGTCCTGACGTAGTAATTGCTTCGGCCATGTCATTAATATAGTAAAGAAAATATACATTAGCCATTGCGCCGTACAACGAATTCATGCTAATTTTGATGGCCATTTGCGAGTTATGTAGTTGGGTTGTAATTCTTTTAAGATCAGATTTTTTAGTTGAATCAGTCGCGTTTTCGAGTTCTTGCTCAACCCCAAGCATCTTTTGTTTAATAACTTTACGATTGTTATAATATTCATCAATGATTTCTGGAATTACACCTTTCTTTTCGTTTGAAAAACAAGCGCCGTTTGCTGCTACAGAATAGTTAGGATTGTCGTTTTGAAACTTATCTTCAAGTATCATATCTTGAGATACATATTGGCGTTCATTTTCCATGTATGTTTCGGGCGACATATTGTATTGAAGCATAAGGTGTGGATACAATGAATTCAAATCAAACGATACAATCCAAGGATGCATGCCAACTTTTGGATCTTTTACATACCCGCCGACCAAATCTCCTGCTCTTTGCCCTGGCCCGCCTTTTATATGTGGTACTTTATTCTCTTTAATCAGTCTACGGTAAATTGTAGTTTCCCATATACCAACAGTACCAAATGCATCAGAATAATTAACACCGCCACCATATGCAACTGTTAAAACAAGAGATAACAAACCAGTTTCTTTTTCAAACTCTTCAACAAGCCACGTATCTTTAAGGTTATAGTCAAGATACAGTTGTGGGTTTTGGTCATACAACGCCGTGAGATTTCCATATTCAGAATAGTCAAGTTTCTTTTCCCCAAGGATAACACTTGCGATATGGTCTAGTTTATATGTTTCTTGCGGTCCATACTTATAACCAAACTTTTTGAAAGCATCCATATAGTCAATCACGGTCATACCGGAAATATGGTATGTTGATTGTGGTTTACCAAAGAATTCGCGAGTACTTTTACGAATATTTCTCCAGGGAGATAATTGCTTTGCCTTTTCTTCACCAAGCAATCTAATAATACGTGTAACAACATACATAATATCAAAGTATTCAACGTTCCAACCAGTAACCACATCAGGAAAGTTATTAGACCAAATTTGAATAAACCGTCGGAGCAGAGCTTCTTCAGTATCGAATTTCATAAACTCGATATTTTCAGGTTTGACGTCAACTAGTGTTTTGTACTTATCGTAATCTTTACGTCCGAGCAAATGGTGCGTATCAGACTTTGTCGATTTAATTGATATAGATGTAATTTCTTTATCGGCTGCATCGATATCAGGATAACCGTCTCGAATATCAACCTCAATATCAAACGAAACAATATTAATTTTTTTCATATCAAATTTAATATCGTTTGGATATTTTTCCTGAATGAATTGCGCTACATAGTTTGTATTGCCATACATTTCAAACCCGTGAACATCCTTGTGACGATCAATAAATTCCTTTGCATCAAACATTGATTCACAGGGGCGAGGAGAAAGTGCGCGGTTACCAATTAATGAACGGTATTCACCGTCTCGATCTGGGAGAAACAATGTGGGGGCGTATTTTTCCTTGCGCATGAATGGCTTGCCGTTTTCGTAACCGCGCCAGAGAATGTTGTTACCATAGCGTTCAACGTTTGTGTAAAAATTAGACATGAGGATCCTTTTGCTTTATACAGATTATTATATACCAAGATACTGAATATGTAAACTACTTTATGCAGCAATCTGACTAAAGTTTTTAATTTTTTCAAATCTGACGTGCGATTCAAACTTTTCGCTAAATTGGTCCCCGCGGTGTGAGATCACAAAGATATTGTCGTTATTATTTAAATTATGTAAAGTATCAATTAAGTTTTCAACACCAGTTGCATCCATTGCGCCATCAAGAGTTTCGTCAAGAATAAGCAAGTTTGTTGAAACTGAATTGCGCAGTTTAGCAACAGCTCGCCAAGACATCATAATAGAAAGAGTAATCCGAAGCTTCTCGCCTTCAGAAAACGACGAATACGAAAAGGCATCACGGAAACGAGATTTAATTATTTCATTAAAGTTTTCGTCAAGATGGAAGTCAACAAACAGTTCAAACGCAGACAGATATTTGTTAATAAGTTTATTCATAACTGGAATGTATTGTTTAATAATTCGTGTTTTAATTCCACCATCCTTGAGCATTGTATTCACTACACTCAATGTTTCTTTTTTATCAAACAATTCGTTTTGTTCAGACTGCAATAGTTTAAGGTTTGTATTATAACCATCAAGCTTACTCGTGTCAACTTCTTCAACTTCTTTTTCTGCGTCGTCAAGTTCTTTTTTATACGACTTGAGTGCATTCATCGACATTTTAATTTGAGCTCTATATTCTCCAATATTTAAATTGTTTTCCTGAATTTTATCTTCAACATTTGAAATTTCTTCAATTCTTGATTCACATTCATTTATCTTTTCCAATAAATTACCAAGACCGTCTTCTATTTCAGTAACCTTATTACCCTTTTCAGTAATAACGTTTTCCTTGAAATCGTGATCAATACCTTGTTTGCAAGTAGGGCAATTATCATTATCGTGGTAAAAGCTCAAATCTTTTTTATATGTTCTAATGTTATTTTCTAATTCACGCTGTAAACCTTTTGCATTTTCTAGACGCTTTTTAATTGTTTGTTTATCAGATATAGTTCCAATAAGATCTTTGATTGTCGTTTCAACTTTTTCAATTTCATCTTTTTCTGTTTCTATTTTTTCAAGATGAGCTTGGATTCTTTCTTTAATTTTGTTAACTTCCGTTTCCTTAATTTTTAAAATAGAATCATTATGTTCTTTTGCACTTTCAATCTTTGAATCTATAATATCTATTTGATAGTTATTTTCCGTTATAGATTCTTTGTTTGTAGAAACTTTATCTTTTAGTAAATTATTCATTGTACTAAAAACTTGGATGTCAAGTAGATCTTCAATTATTTCACGGCGAGAGTGCGCTGGAAGCTCCATAAAAGGAACATACGTAGCACTACCCAATACCACAATTTGATTAAACGACTTATAATTTAGGCCGAGAATGTTTTGTTCCAAATACGATTGGTAATCTCTTGATGCGGCATCTTGGTCAACCAATTCACCACCGCGATAAATTTCAAAGATATTTGGTTTAATACCACGACGAATTAAATACTCATTTCCTGAAACTAAAAATTCAATTTCAACTACAGCATCTTTTTGATTAATAGAGTTTACTAACTGTGGTTTATTTACTTTACGAAACGGTTTTCCATATAAAGCAAAAGTAATAGCATCAAGCATTGTGGAATTGTGACTTACAATACCATTAGCGTAAAATTCTTTTACATCTTCAATCTGTAAATCAAACAAATCTTCGGTAAAGTCTTGCTTAACAACAGATATAACTTTTTCAAAACCGTCTTTGGTATCTAGATATTCTCCAGGTTTTATATTTTTAATTGGTATCCAATCGGAGCTATACAGCATGTGATCTGGAGATCCTTCTACTGATTTGCCGGATTCCAAAACTACCTTCATAACTTCAGAATCGTATGCAGTTACATCAGCATATTCTATTCGTTTTTTACCTTGGCGAGTGGTGGTAGTAAGACCGCCAATACATTCTGGATGGTGCTTATAAAATTCAACAATCGTTTCAATGTTTGTTAACATAATTTTCAATCTCATTAATAGTTACAACGCCTAATGGAACAAATCTTTTAATAATTTGTTCTTTCGTCATTAATTCATCTCTAAATAAATGCAAAAGATATTCTTCTACATCACTGTATGGTTTGTCGCACAAAGGACATGATAAACTCATTATATTCATCCGTTTCTTTTAATATGAAAGCATTATACTTTTTGCTTTGCGAATTCTTTGAATTTCTTCATCACATCTTTATCAACAAAGCCTATTTCAACTTCAGTTGAGCCACGAAGGCACTTACCACTACCGTTCGATCCACTTACTAAAGTAGTTTTGCTTTTATCTAAATTGATTTCAGTAAATACATTACCGGTTGATAGTACGTTTTTATAGCGTACTTTTTTAAATTGTATTTGCATTATAAATCCATTGCCTCTACATAAAGTTCATCAATAACTTTTTTGATTTTTTTCTTTTCTACTGTAGTTTCAATAGAATCAATATATGCATGTAGAATATCTTTTGTTTCTTGGGTTTCATCGAGAATTTCATCTACACCAGAAGACTCTAGGTTGAGTGTATCATCAATAGATTTTACGTCAGCTGCTCCGCTATCTGCTATTTTATTTAGAAACGTATCATACAAATATGCATTTGTTCTATTTTTTACAATTACTTTTACATACGTATTTTTTAATGCATCAGTGTCAATATTCGTGATATCTTCAATAGTCATATCTTCGTCATCATATTCAATTTTATAGAAGATGCGATTAGGATTTTTTACAAGTTTAATATCTCGAGTCTCTGTATCAAACACATGAAAACCACGGCGACCGTTATAATCAGTCCATGTCATTTCGTATTGAGCGCCGAGGTATTTGATATTACCATATTCCGAAGGGTGGTGGAAATGGCCGGAATACACAGCTTCAAATCCAGAAAATATATCTTTCTTTAAACCATGATCACAAAGCATACCTTTCATCATTTCAAAACCTTCAATTTCAAAATGTCCTAAAAGAATGTTTGCGTCTGAAGAACTAATAGCGGCATGGCATTCTTCACGATTGTTTTTAGTAATCCACGGCACCATCATAAATTTAGTAGAACCAAATGTTAATTCTACAGGTTCGCGGTCGTATATGTGGAAATTATCATATTCTTGTAGTAACAAAGACATAGAATTTACTTCGTTTGTATTTGTAAAATAAACACTATGATTACCAACAACTGCGTGATATTCTATATTGCGAGACGCTAACTGGCTAAAGAAAAACTCTTTTGCTCTTTTCAATGTAACGTAGTTAATATACTTGCGTCTATCAAACGTATCACCGAGATCCATTACAGTTGTAATTTTGTTATCATCTAAGTAAGGAAAAAACACTTCTGCAAAAAACTTTTCTTGATGATCCAAAAATATTTTGCTATCACCTCTACAACCAAAGTGATTATCATTAATAAAAGCAATCTTCATTTATCGTCGTCTTCCTTCTTAACTTCAACTTCGATTGTTTCTATAATTTCTTTCGGTTGTTTTGGAATTTTACTCTTTGCTAGCTTTTCCTCATAGTCACTAACAAAGTGATTTATATAATCTGCGTTTGTATTTAAATGCAGCTGCACTTCGTTTGATTCATATGTAGCGCCTTGTGCAACCATGTTATGAGATGATTTAAAGCGAATATACATTTGCTTTTTTTCTTTTTGAATACGACGCAAAAACGCGTACCAAATAATTTGTGTAAAATATGCAAACGGGTTTGATGATTTGTTGTGATCGAAGTTGCCAATATATAAAAGACAGTTTTCAATACCATCCATGATCATATCTTCTTTATAGGTATATCCTGAAAAGTTTGGTTTTGTTGCTAGACGATTTGATATTTTAAAAATACATTCGCCAATATAATTTGGCACAGTAGGCAAATTATCACCTTGATCTTCAGCCTCTTGGCATTTTTTCTTGTACTCAATAAGAGCATCTAGTAAATCTTTGTTGTTTACGTAATTTCTTTTTGCCCGGCGAGCCATGATACTACTCCTTTATATCTTTGTTATATACATTTTATATTAGAATTTGAAAAATGTCAACTGTTAATTTGAAAAATATTTTCATCAACTGTGCATTTTTCTATTGACATTTTCGAAATAATGAGTATAATAGAATTAATAATTCTGGGAGTTGTGGTATACTATTCTAACGGTATGGTGTATATTTTAAATGGAAAATGTTCTTCTGAGTATATTTCTATACGTCTCTTAAAGTGATTAAGAGTATAGTTCGTAAATGCTCCTACAGAAAGGTCATCTGCAATATCGTACAGAGTAGCTTTATTTGAGTCATCAGCTTTACGTAACGTTCTACCAATTGATTGAAGTACTTTGATTTCAGATTTAGATCCGGAAGCAAATATTACATTGTCTAATCTTTTAATATTTACACCAGTTGAGAATACACCGTATGATGCTAATATGTCGTGTTGTTTAATTGGATCATTTTCCACAAGATGTCGAATGTTTTCACGTTCATCACCCTTTACTCCACCATATACAAAATGTAATTGACGATCGTCTCTCCGAAGGAGTGGCTCTAATACCTTACCATGTTTTTCAACAAGATCAAAAAGAATAAGATTATTTTGACCTTTCAAAGACCAAACTAAATTACGAATGAAAATGTTTCTCTTTTCGTGATTAATAAGATATTCTCTTTCGGCAGGATATCTTTTTTGTTTAACTTGGATTGAATTAAAAGCTTTACGGAAATCTTTTCGTTTATTTTCAGGGTGAGAAAGTACTAAAGCTTTTACTTGAAAATTTGCTACGGTACCTTCTTTAATAAGATCTTTTGTTTTTACAAATCTTTTTACTTGTCCAAAGCATCCTTCTAAAACTAGCTGATGAGTTTTTGATTCGCCTGATTTTAACGTTCCAGTAAAACCGTGTCTATATTCGCAATCTGTTAATTTTTCCATAATTGTAGTTAAAGATTTTGCTTGAAATAAATGAGCTTCATCTCCTAGAACAACTCTAAATTGGTCAAACCATTCTTTAGGTTGTTTTATTAATGACTGCCAAGTACTAATAACAATAGGTGCAGAAGTTTCTTTATCTACTCCACCTTGTATTTTATATATTATAGAAGGATCACATCCATAGTCTTGAAAGTCTCCAGCCATTTGATGAACTAGCGATATTGTTGGAACTACAACTAATGTTCTATGACCATACGCTTGTGCATAATGTTGCTGTATCAAATAAATGATAAGTGATTTACCAGAAGAAGTCGGAGATAAAGATAATGAACGATTGTTTTTAATTGCATTAACAATATATTCATTTTGATAATCGCGTGGAACAAATTTACAATTAATTTCCTGTGCAAGCTCAGTCCCATAATCATCTGGTACAATATGGTCTGTAATCATTTCATCAGGAATTGAAATTTCATAATCACGTTCTTTGCAAAACTTTTTTAAATATGCTAGCAGTCCTACGTACAACACAGGTCGCATAGGTTGATACATGCGAATATATCCGTCCCACACTCTAGCTTTAAATTTTGGACTGAATTGATATCCATCAGGTCGAAAAGAAAAGTAATTCATTATTTCTTGGCGTATACCTGGATCCGCCGTAACTTTCATATGTACCGCATTAATCGGCTCAACTGTCACAATGTCATTCATTATCTACCTGCAATTTATTATTATCCACCAGCTTGAAAGCGGGCCCAATCTATCATGTTCTTAACTATGAAGTTCCTATTATTTATCTGTCTAACAATACTTTCCAAATACTTTGCTCTTTCCTCGTGTAAGGCTATTTTTAAGCTAAGTTGTATTATTTCACTATCGCTCTGAACATAACGGTCTAAATCACCACGAAGAACTTTAAGCTGAAAGGGTTTCCATCCTCTATCTTTAAGATCCAATTCGTCCATTGTTCCGTTATAATAGTCTGACTTTATTTTTTGAAATTCAAGTAAGTCAGCTTTTAGCTTTTTTACCTTTAGAGCTTCGCGGTAAAAAAGGTTATAGTACTTATTATGAAGCTCAGGAATGCGTGAAGATTCACGAGACAAGTTAGTTTCGTCAATCTTACAATCCTGAGCCCATAGATGATTTATTTCATCAATATCCATATCGCGCGTCTCCATTATATAGCATACAGTATTAATATATCACAGAAGTGAGTAAATGTCAACCGTTCTGTTTAGCTACACGCTTATCATATTCCATTCTATCGATAAGACCTTCATTCATAAGTCTTTGACGGTTAACTTCGTGAGCGGCCTGCGTTTCTTCTTTAGACCCACCAAAGTATGAAACTGCATGTCCTTCTTCGATAAGTATTTCAGTTAAACGCTTATCTTCACCGTTATAATCTTCAATTATAAAATCGCCAAGTACTCGTCCAAACTTTCCTTTCATATCCTCACCCTTTTTACTTACTTCAGTTTTAAGGATAACATCTCCGGAAAGAAGTTCTTTTACTCTTGCTTTTGCAGCCTCTCCAAACAAGTCTTCAACTTTATCTGAAGTTCTAGATTCTGGAGTATCAATACCCATGATACGTACTCTTTCGTCTGCGAGGACTACGCCAAATCCTAATTCTATATCGACATCAACAGTGTCTCCGTCAATTACTCTATTAATTGCGCATCTGTATTCGTACATTTATTATTTCCTTATAGTTGTGTAATTATAAAATCTCTAAAAGTAAAACTTACCGTTGCTTGTGGATACGTGACATCGGTTTGAGTTGTATCAAGAGTTATATCAGATAGGTTTGTTGGAAAACAATCCCTAAACTGTATGTTTATGTTTGGGTTTTTGTGGCTATTCATAATTACAAGCGAAATATCTGTAAGAATTCCGTATTCACCATCCTTTATTCTGTCAAATTGTGCAAATTCTTCATTGAACGTCATATCTTTTAACCAATTGTAAACTTCTATGTAATTATTCATAGATTCGTCAACTATAAATGATAAAGGCAATTCACCATAAGTTAAGCGATCTCCAGGAACTGGGACAATTTTAAACGGTGTATTCTGATCTACCTGCGCGATTGATACAGACGGAATTGTTATAGCCTGAGTAAAAAACTCTACTTCTGGTAACCTTTTTACAGTTACCACGAATTCCAATGGCGATAAAAAATTGGTTATCATTCTTTTTCCTATTTACATTTATATAGAAGTGGTATATAATCTATTTATAAGAAATGGAATCAATATAAATAAATCTACAAACCGTGGTGTTTCACTCGAATGGTAAAAAGAAAAAACAAAAATCCTCCTATACTTATCAATCCATGCGTAAATATATGTATTATTGAAAATAATTCGTGTATAGGTTGTAAGAGGACCCAAAGGGAAATTTCTGAATGGTTCTGGATGGAAGACGAAACGAAACAGAAAATAATGATGTCTTTGAAAAAAAGATGGTAATGTTAGCTACGCAGGATCCATGTGATGATTGTACCCATTGGGTAGGAAGAATATAGATATGAAAAAATATATATTTGATGTTGATGGGACTTTAACTCCAAGCCGTGAAAGAATAAACAGACAGTTTGGAATTTGGTTTAGTAAATTTTGCCAAGAAAACGATGTTTATTTAGTTACAGGTAGCGACCGTGCCAAAACGATTGAACAAGTTGGCGCGTTTATTTGTTTTAAATGTAAACGAGTTTATAATTGTTCTGGCAGCGATGTTTACCAAGGTGACAGTAATATAAGAACTTCTGAGTGGAAAATACCCAATGATCTTAAAGCAAATTTAAATCTGTGGCTTAAGAAAAGCAAATTTCCTATACGAGCTGGTAAACATTTAGAAGAAAGACCTGGGTCAGTTAATTTTAGCATTGTAGGTCGAAACGCATCTCGCGAAGAAAGAGCACAATATGTACAATGGGATTTAAAAACAAATGAACGTAAAGCTATAGCACAAAAAATTAATATTCTTTTTCCGAGTATAACTGCGAGTGTTGGTGGAGAAACAGGTCTCGATATTTACCCAAAGGGAAATGACAAATCCCAAATACTCAAAGATTTTTCAAGTAAAGATGTTATATATTTCTTCGGTGATAAAATGGAT